GTCTGCACTGTGTGCAAGCAGCTCATGACGCTGCCGCTCAGTGATTGGTGGGCCGACCATATCAACCCCGTCGCCGAAGGTGGCGAGGAGGGCGGGCCGCTACGTCTGTCATGCAAGCACTGTCAGCTCCGGCAGGCTTCCCGAGTCGGCAACGCGAGGAACCCGCTCGCACAGTCACGCAAGCGTGAGCCCGAAAAGCACCCCGGAGACTTGACGTGAGATACCAGTGCGTGTCTGGCGGTGCTGATTCTGTCGCGATGACGCTCCTGGCGCACGAACGGGGCGAAGACTTCGAGATCGTCTTCAGCGATTCTGGCGCCGAGCTCCCCGAAGTCTACTGGTTGCTGCATCGCTTGGCCGACTACGTTGGCAAGCCGCTCAACGTGACTGCTAACAACACGTTCCTGTTCTGGCTGACGCAGATGAATTACCTCTTGCCCACGCCGATGAAGCGTTGGTGTACGGGGCAACTCAAGACGATCCCGCAAGCGCGCTTCTTCAAGGCCGTCGACGCCGAGTCTATCGCGATTGGCATCAGGGCCGATGAGCAGCAAAGGCTTCGTCTGGGAACCGGCGACTCGTGGACCATCGCCTATCCGCTCAACGAAGCCGGCATGGGCAAGGCAGACGTTCTGGAGCTCTGTCGCAAGCACGACATGCTGAGTCCCGTCTATGACTGGCGCAGCGCAACGTCATGTTTCTGCTGCCCGTTCCAACGAGTAGGAGACTGGCGAGGCCTGCTGAGTCACCATCCCATGCTGTACATGGCGGCAGAGGAATGGGAGCGCCAAGCCATCAAGAGGATGGGACCATACGCCGGGTACTTCTCAGGCAAGCAGACATTGGAAGACTTGCGCCACGCGAAGAACGCAGAGTGTGAACTGTTCCCTGAGCCCGATGCCGAGCCGTGTTCGATATGTGCGCACTGACCTGTCGCCAATGTGGCGCTCCGATTGAGCGCAAGAGGCTCGGTCCTGCGCCCACCTATTGCTCACCACAGTGCAGGCGCGCTCATCGGACGCAGGAGGAACTGGCGCAGCGGCACAGCAAGGGGTGCAAGGTATGCGGCGCACCGAGAGAGTACGGGCATTGCTACTGCCAGGCGTGTCGACGAGCCGGCGTTCGCCACAGAGACAGAGTGAGGCACGGGCGAGCGTCTCAGCTGAGCGCGCAGCAACGCATCCTCAACCCCGACGAGCCTACGTTGCGACCCGATGATGCACGAGTGAGGCCGGGTGGGGGGCGAGGCCCGCGTGCACAGAGCGCGTCACGGGCTGGTTAGCATCTCCAGACGGGCACGGGTTCACAAGTCTGACTATCAACAGGGCGCCGACATGGCGCCCTTTCCATTGGGAGGCCCGACATGGGCGTACACGGCCCAGTACCGAAGCGCTCAGAGGAGCGTCGCCGCAACAACAAGCCCGAGACCCCCATCGAGTCCGTTCCCGTCTCCGGCCCCGTCCCGATCCCGCCGGCCGATCCGAAGTGGCACCCGACCGCCCGCCTCATTTACGACTCGCTCCCGACGTCCGGTCAGGCCAAATTCTACGAGCCGTCCGATTGGAGTACCGCGTACCTGCTCGCCGAGTCGCTGAGTCGTGACCTCAAGCCACAGTCCATCGGGATCACGGATGAAGGCGAGGTCATTCGGGCCTGTGTCCCGCTCAAAGGCGCGTCCCTCGCTGCCTATCTCAAAGGCTTCGCTGCCCTCGGCGTCACGGAAGGCGACCGCCGCCGCATGGGAATCGAGATCGACCGCAAGCCGCAGAAGCCGGCGCTCGCCGCAGTCACCGTGATGGATGAGTACAGGGACGCATTCAGTGGCTGAGCGTCGCTGCGTGCGCAGCAAGAGGGGGTGATTCCTCATCTCAACTCTTGTTGTTAAACCAGTGAACATCGGCCCCACGTGGAAACGCGACGAGGCGGGCAACCTGTTGCCTCCGCCCCCGCTTTCGCTGGGCTGGCACCTCGCCGCATGGGCGAAGCGGTGGCTACAGCACGAAACCGGCGCCCCGTGGCGCTTCACTGACGAGCAGTTCAGGTTTGTTCTTCACTGGTACTCAATGGACGATGCCTTTCGGTTCCTCTACCGCGACGGCGTACTCCAGCGGCTCAAGGGTTGGGGCTAACTAGGCAAGGACCCGCTAGGCGCAGTCCTGTGCGCCGCCGAGTTTGTGGGGCCATGCCGAGCGACGGGGCAACTGGCGACGCCCGCTGAAGCGGAGTCGCTGGGCATCCCGCCCGGCCAGCCGATAGGCCGCGCGCATCCGCAAGCGTGGGTGCAGACGGCGGCAGTCTCGCTGACGCAGACCCGGAACACGATGCTGCTCTTCTCGATGTATTTCACGAAAGCGGCGCTCAAAGAGTACGAGATCGACCTGGGCAAGGAAATCATCTATGCCCACCACGGAGCGCAGCAGATTCAGGCGGTGACGAGTTCGGCCCGCGCCATGGAGGGAAACCGGCCCACCTTCGTGCTGCGGAATGAGACGCACCACTGGCGCGAGGTGAACGAAGGCCACGCGATGGACCGCGTCATCGCCCGTAACCTCGGCAAGGCCAATGACGGTCAGGCGCGGGCGCTGTCTATCACGAACGCCTATGAGCCCGGCGAGGAATCGGTCGCTCAGGTCGCGCGTGAGGCTTACGAGAATATCGCGCTCGGCAAGTCAGTTGACGTTGGTTTCCTCTACGACTCGCGGGAGGCCCCGCCGGATGCGACGCTCGACCCGGAGACGTTGCCGGCGACCATAGACGCGATTCGCGGCGATGCGACGTGGCTCGATATCCCGCGCATCATTCAAGAGATCATGGACAAGCGGAATCCGCCCTCGCAGTCCCGCCGCTTCTGGCTCAATCAGATCGTGGCGACAGAGGACTCGTGGTGCACGCCGCAGGAGTTCGACGTGCTCGCGGACAAGACGCAGCAAGTCGAGGAGGGCGACCTAATCGCCCTCGGCTTCGACGGCTCGCTAACTGACGACAACTCGGCGCTCATTGGCTGCCGGATATCGGATGGGTTCAACTTCACGCTCGGCGTGTGGGATCCGGCCAAGACCGGCAACGAGGCGCCGCGCGAGGAAATCGACGGCGCGGTGCGGAAGGCATTCGACCACTACGACGTGGTCGCATTCTTCAGCGACCTGCACCCTTTCGAGTCATACGTAGACGCATGGGAGAGAGACCTGGGGCGCGACCTTTGCGCCGCGGCGACCATGAAGCACCGTATCGCCTTCGATATGAGGGCCACCAAAAAGCTGTTCACCATCGAGGGCTCAGAATTCACGCACAACGAGATCACCGAGAAGGTATTCCGTCACGACGGCGACGCTCGCTTGCGGCAACACGCCCACAATGCTCGTCGCCGACCCAACGCATGGGGCGTGGGCGTGGCGAAAGAGAGTAGAGAGTCGAAGCGGAAGATAGACGCCCTCATCGCACTGATGCTCGCCAGGATGGCTAGGCGCGCGTACCTGTCTTTGCCGGATCGCAAGCAACGACGCAAGCGGCAAAAAGCAGCCTTCTTCTAGGAGACCTATGGCACTCAGCCAATCAGCAGCCATTGCGCAAACGAAGCGCATGCTCGAATGGCGCGCGGCCGACGCAGACCGGCTGGAGCGTCTTTACGGCTACGTCCGCAACAGGCAGCGCTTCCTCTGGTTGCCCGCCGCCGCCCCGCTTGAGGTGCGACGCATCGCCGAAATGTCGCGCGTCAACGTGCTCGGCCTCGTCGTCGATTCGGTTACGCAGTCCATGTACGTGGATGGCTATCGCGCCCCGAAGACCGAGGAAGAGGCGCCGGCATGGAGCATTTGGCAGCGCAACCGCCTCGACGCTCGTCAGATGGGCGTCCATCGCGCCGGCGTCAGCTACGATGTTTCGTATGTCACCGTGCTGCCGGGCGATCCCGTGGCTGTCATCCGCGGCGTATCACCTCGGAACATGACTGCGGTCTACGGCGAAGACGACGACTGGCCCATGTGGGCGCTTGAGAAGATGCGGTCGGCCGTGAAGGGCAAAGCCCTGTATCGCCTCTTCGATGACACGCACGTCTACTACACGCAGGCCGACTCCGGCGGCGGCGTCGAGTACGTCTCCGACGAAGCACACGACCTCGGCAAGGTCCCCGTGGTGCGTTTCCTCGCCAAGGATGACTTGGACGACGAGGTGACAAGCGCACTAGAGGACCTGATCCCGATTCAGGATCAAATCAACCTGACGACCTTCGGCCTGCTCGTCGTCCAGCACTACGGCGCGTTTCCGCAGAAGTGGATCGCCGGCTGGATGGCAGACACGGCGGACGAAAAGGTACAGGTCGCCGCGAACAAGGTGCTCACCTTCGAGGACCCCGACACCAAGCTCGGCGAGTTTGCCGCTGCCGACCTGTCCGGCTACATCGAGTCGCGACGCGATTCGCTGCGCAACCTGGCCGCCATCTCGCAGACCCCGGCCCACGCCCTCCGCGGCGAACTCATCAACCTCTCGGCCGAAGCATTGGCAGCAGCGGAGCAAACCGAGCGCCGCAAGGTCACAGAGTACGAGACTATGTTCGGCGAGTCGTGGGAGCAGGTGCTCGCCCTGGCGGCGGAGATTGAGAACGAGGAAGCGAGCCCCCTCAATCAAGTGCGCTGGAAGGATACCGAGGCGAGGGCCTTCGCCGCGACCGTGGACGCACTCGGCAAGCTGGCCACCATGCTCCAGATTCCCGTGCAGGAGTTGTGGGAGAAGGTGCCCGGCGTGACGCAGGCCGACGTGGAGCGGTGGAAGTCCGTAGCGCAGCAGGGCGACTCGTTCGCGCAACTGACATCGATGCTCGATAGGCAGGCGGCAGCGGAAGTTCCGGCGGCGGCCCCGGCTGCGGTCACTCCCTGATGGCCGCCGGCGACTACCCCATCCCCGACTGCTCGCGCTGTCCGCGCCCCATGACGGACTACTACACGGCGCAGCTCAGCCGCCCACGACAGTACAAATACCGGCTCGTGATTGAGGACGCCACCGAGCGTCGCGTCCTTGAGTCCAACTATGCCGGGGATGTCATCGCCATGCTCAAGACCGAGATGGGCGACTAGTGGCGCGCACCGCAGAGGGCAAGCTGCTCACCGACCTGCACCGCCGCCAGCAACTCGCGCTGCGTGCGTCCGTCGTGCGCGACGTGATGAAGCTCTGGCCGGCGTGGCAGCCGAGTAAGCCGGATTCCTACCAAGCCTTCGAGCGCGCGATGGTGCTCCTGGTGCAGTCGCGCTCCGTGCAGTCGGCGGCGCTTGCGGCTCGCTACGCCGAGATGTTCCGCTCCGCCGAAGACCCCGTACACCAGGCTGTACGCACGGTGTCGCTTGCTGCCGTTCGAGACGAGGAAAAGATCAAGGCGGCGATTGGCGCTACCACGAGGGGCGCAGTGTACAAGTCGCTGGCGGCAGGGAAGCCATTCGAGACGGTTATGCGTAACAGCCTGGTGGAGGTATCAGGCGCCGTCTCGCGAGACGTACTGGCCGGCGGGCGCGACACGATATTCGCCGAGCAGCAACGCGACCAGAGGGCAAGGGGCGTGGCGAGGATTACTGGCGCGGCTCCCTGCGCATTCTGCGCCATGCTCGCCAGTCGCGGGCCAGTCTACCTCAGCGCGGAATCGGCCGGTCAGAAAGACGGCCAGATGATGCAGTGGCACACGCACTGCGACTGCTCGATTGAGGTCGCATACGAAGGCTACGAGATGAACGCCAGAAGCCTCGCGCAGAGGGAGCAGTGGGACAAGAGCGACGGAACGCTCAACGGCTTCCGCCGGGACCTGAACAAGACGCCCGACAGGCCCGCCTAAGACGATGAATGGACGCACCGCAAGACGCGAAGCGCGCAAGGTGAAGCATCGCTATCGCCTTCTGGACGAACACTACACGGGTCCATGGCAGCCGCCGAATACGCGCTGGCGCAACTTCCTCAAGCGCAAGTACGGCGGCTGGTGCCGTAAGCAAAGTCTACCGGAAGCCTGACACGACCACGACGAGGCCGCCGCCATGGTGGCCTTTTTCACGCCACAACCCGACACGGGAGACATTCATCATGCCAGAAGACGAGAAGACGCCGACGCAGGACGACCCGAAGCAGGACGCCCCGCAAGGCACAGACAGCGACGCCTCGGCCGACACGGACGGGGAGCACGACTACAAGGCCGGCGAGGCGAAGTGGAAGGCCATGTCGCGTAAGCACGAGGCAGAGGCCAAGGCCAACAAAGACGCCGCCAAGAAGCTCGCCGACATGGAAGACGCCGACAAGTCCGAGGTCCAGAAACTCACCGACAAGGCGACGGCATCCGACAAGGCTGCCGCATCGGCCGGTGGTGAGCTTTCGCGACTCAGGGTCGCCATGCGCAAGGGGCTGACAGAGGCCCAGGCGAAGCGGCTCATTGGCACTACCGAAGAGGAGCTTGAGGCAGACGCCGATGCGCTCCTCACGGAGTTCACGCCGCCCGACAAGGACGGCAAGCCGACAAGGCCGAAAGAGCGGCTGCGCTCGGGCGCGGCTCCCGATGAGGAGCCCGACGAGACAGACCCGCGCAAACTTGCGGCAATGGTGCCGCGCCTCTAGGAGACACAAACCATGGCTAACGCTTTCATCAAGGCGACGAAGGTCGTCTCAACCGCGCTCGGCGTTCTTGAGCGCGAAACCATCCTGCCGCAGCTCGTGTGGCGTGACGCGGCCGGCGACTTCGCGGGTGTCTACAACGACACCGTCACCATCCGCGTGCCGGCCTACATCCAGGCCCGCAGCCGCGCGCTGCGTAGTACAGGCCCGCTCGTGATGGATGAGCTGTCCGAGACTTCGATCAACGTCACGCTCGACACCGATGTCTACAAGGGCATCAACGTGACCGACGAGAACCTGACGCTGGACATCAGCGACTTCGGCGCCCAGATTCTCTCGCCGATCCTGCGCTCCATCGTCATGGGCATCGAGGACGCACTCGCTGACGAAATCTCCGGCGCGACCTACGCTCTTACGGAGACCTTCAGTGAGGCGGCTCCGCTTCACAGCGTGCTCAGCGCGCGGCGCAAGCTGAACGACTGCTACGTCCCCGCGTCGGGCCGCGCCCTCGTGGTCGGTTCGGAGATCGAGCAGATCATCCTCGAAGACCTCGCCAGCCGTCCCGTCGCCGCTCCGGCCGAGCAGAACGCGCTCACCGACGCGACGATCTCGACGAACTACGGCGGGTTCCGCGTCGTGCTGGCCAACGGCATCGCCCCCGACGAGTGCTTCGCCATCCACAAGACGGCGTTCGTGCTTTCGGGCCGCGCGCCTGTCGTGCCTGCCGGTGTCCCGTGGGGCGCGTCGATGTCCAATGGCGGCTTCGCGATCCGCGTCATCAAGGACTACGACCCGCTGTACATCCGCGACCGCTGCATCGGCAGCTCGTGGATTGGCTGCAACACCGTGCTCGACGACGGCGACGTCAACAGCGACGGCCAGTTCGTGCCCGAGGACGGCTCCGGTTCCGGAACCCCGATCCTCGTGCGTGCCGTGAAGCTCACGCTCGGCAGCTAAGGGGCCGAGTGGTCAAGTGCTTCCATCAGTTCTGGGTGGGGCCGCCCATGCCTGAGGCGTTCCGTGCGTTCGCTGAAGGCTGGCAGCGGCTTCACCCGGACTGGGACTATCGGTTGTGGGGCGACGGCGACCTGCCGCCGCTCCGCAACCAGGACCTTTACAACAGGGCGCACGAACTCGCCCCCGGCCACGAAGGCCAACTGCGCTCCGACATCGTCAGGTACGAACTTCTGTACCAGTTCGGCGGCGTGTGGGTCGACACCGACTTCGAGTGCCTGAAGCCGATTGACGACTTGCTGGGCGGCGTCGACTGTTTCGCCGCCTGGGTCACGCCTGCGTGGTTGAACAACGCCATCATGGGAGCCGACCCCGGCCACCCGTTCATCGGCCGGCTCATTGACGGACTGCCGGCGAGCATCGCTGCGCAGAGGGGCAGGGCTCCCCGCGTGGTGAGCGGGCCGCAGTACCTCACGAAGAAATGGCGCGAGGACGGCGACGGCGTGACCGTCTTCGCCAAAGAGTTGTTCTACCCCTATCTGTGGTCGGAACTGCGCCGCGGAAAGGAGCGGTTCCCGGGTGCCCGGGCTGTCCATCATTGGGCGAATCGTAGACGCGAGAGAGGGATGCCACTGTGACCCTCATCTCTCCGACACACTGGAACTACCCCCACGAAGGGACCGAGGATTTGACCATCGAGCAACGCTGGGCGAAGTTCTGGCAGCTATACGAGCGCGACGCATGGGAGCCCGAGACGCAGGCACTCGTGCGCTCCGTGCTGAAGCCCGGCGACCTGTTCGTCGACATCGGCGCGTGGATAGGCCCCGTGACCCTCTGGGCGCTGGACTGCGGCGCCGAGGTCATCGCCATCGAGCCCGACCCCGTCGCGCTCAGGGAGCTGCATCGGCGTGTTCCGCCCGAGGTGGAGATATTCGCCGGCGCACTGGGCGTCGAGCACGGCACCGCCAAGCTCGGAGTCACGACCGCTTACGGCGACTCCATGAGCAAAATCGGTCACGACGGCCTGCCCGTGAAGATGAGCGCCCTGCCCGAGATTCTGGACGGGCGCCGCCCCGCCATGGCAGTCATGGACATCGAAGGCTACGAGTTGACCATCCTGCCCGAAGTCGCGCCCTACCTGGCGTCGCTCGGGACAACGCTCATGGTCGCGCTGCATACCGGCTTGCCGGACCCCGCGTGGTTCTCTGACTACAGCCGCGTCGACATGCCGAAGACCGCGCGTCGCGGCGGCGGGTCCGGTGGTCGCTCGCTGGCAGTGGTGGCATACCCGTGAGCGTGTCGCTGAGTGCCTGCATGATGGCGCATCCCAAGCGCAAGGCGCAGGTCGATACCATCCTCGCCAAACTCGACCGCGACGACGTGCCGGTCATCTGGGACACGAACGGCAGCCGTTGGGACACCGGCCGCCGCGCCATGCTCGCCTACGATCCGTCCTGCAGTCACCACGTCGTGATTCAAGACGACATCATTCCCTGCCGCGACTTGCTAGCCGGACTGACCGCCGCACTTGAGTACGTGCCCGCCGACGCGCCCGTATGCGGCTACGTGGGGCGCGTCAGGCCCTATGCGGCCATGGTGACGGCAGCGGACCGCAAGGCGCGCGCCACCGGTGCCTCGTGGCTCACCATGCACACGCTCAACTGGGGACCGCTGATTGCCGTGCCGACGAGCGTGATTCCCGAGATGATCGAACACGGCGACACGCTGAGGAACATCCCGAACTACGACCGCCGCCTCAGCCGCTTCTTTGAGCTCAAGCAGGGGGTGCGCATCTGGTACACGTGGCCGTCCATCGTCGACCACGCAGACGGAGAATCCCTCGTGCAGGGACGCATCGGCACCGACCGCAGTAAGGCCATTCACTGCCGCGTCGCGCACACGTTCATCGGGGCCGATGCGTCGGCTCTCGATGTCGACTGGTCCGGTCACGCCGTCGACGCGGAGGCCATGATCGCCGCCGACGTGCTCGTCTACCGCAACCGCGTCACCGGACACGAACTGCGCCTGAACCCGACCAGCCCGCGCGTCCGGCGCCTACAGGGTCTTCCCTCGTGGGAATTGATAGGAGCTTGATGCCATGACCTTCGTGTCCTTCGACGAGTTCCAAGTCCGCTACGAGAACACCATCCCGGCCGCTGACGAAGAGCGGGTCGGCGCACTCCTTGACGACGCCAGCGCCCTGGCCGCGGACATCACAGGGACGACGTATGAGGACGGCAGCGGCAGCGAGGTTCCCGGGGCCGTCCTGGCGACGGTCTGCACCGCCGTGCGCCGCGCCTATGAGAACCCCCTGGGCCTCGCCGGCGAGACCATCGGCGACTACACCTGGCGCACCGGCTACACCGGCATCACGGGCAGCGCGGCCACGGGGGTCTACTTCACCGATGCCGAGGCCCGCATCATGCGCCGGTCCGTCGGCAAGTCAAGCGTCGGGACGCTGGAGCTCCAAGGCATGCTGCCGGCCGTCGACGATGCGCAGTTCGTCACCGACGCCGGGAGCAGCGAGCCGATCCTGTACTTCGCCCACGAGGACCTGCTTTGAAGACGATCCCCCGCAGGTTGCGCCGAGACTCGATAACGGTCGAAGCCTACTCGGGCGAGGGCGGCGACGGCTCTCTCTATGGCGATCCCGTCACCGTGCTCGGCAAGGTCTCCTACATGCGACAGCAGGTGCGCGACGCCGCGGGCGCTTTGACCGTCTCCGAAGTCACCGCATACGTCCACCCCGACGATGCTGAGCCGTTCGGGACCGGGGCGCGAGTCGTGATTGACGGCAGCGCCACCTACGTCATCACGGCTGGCCCACAGGGACGACCCGGCGAGGCCGTCCAGGTCAAGGTGACGTGCAAATGACGCCGACTCAGGAGGATTGACGATGCCTTGGTACAAGCTGCCGCACGCCGACATGGTGATGCACTTCGACCAGGGGATGGACCTGGAGCCCGCAGACGAGCCGGTACGCATGATGGACGTGACAACCGACGCCGACGAGCCGCGATTCATGCCGGTCCCCGAGGAAGAACCCGCGCCGCCCGCCACCGGCGGAGTGTTCAAGCGGCTCATGCACAAGATCGGTTACCCGGAGGATGTCATCGACGAGGTTGTGACTCCTAACGTGCCCGAGCCCGAGGAAGAGACTGAGGCCACGTGAGCACGTCTAGCATCGTCGTCGTCGCTAATCACATCCCCGCGGTCAAGGCGCTGATGCACAAGGCCGCCGCCGCGGCGCTCAAGGACGCAGCCGACGAGCTGCTGCGCGTTGCCACCCCGGACGTGCCCGTGTCGCCCAGAGCCGACGGCGGGTTCCTTCGCGACTCCGGCAAGGCCGAAGTCGACGAGTCTGGACTGTCCGCCCAAGTCTCCTACGTCGGCCCTTCTGACAAGCCGTTGCTCCCGGTCTGGGTGCATGAGGACACGACGGCCCCGCACACGACCGGCCACGCCAAGTGGCTTGAAATGGCCGCCAAGGAAACCGCCAAGCGCCTCGGCATCAAAATCGGCATGAGCATCAAGGGGAAGATGCGATGACCAGCCGCGCCCTCGCCAAGTACCTGACCACCGCCGGGCTCGTCACCTACACCACGTCCGTCGGTGGCGACTGCTTCCCCGAGCGCCTGCCGGATACCCCGGACGCCGCCGTGATGATTCTCTCGACGGGCGGCAACCCGACGCCGGCCGCGGCTACGTGGGGCTACAACGAGCCCACCGTGCAATTCATGGTGCGTGGGGCGCCGAACGACGCCACGACGCCGCAGACGCGCGCCGTGGCCCTGTATGACGCCCTCCAGGGGCTGCGCTACATCGTGCTCGACCCCGGCGGCGACGACGAGGTCTTCGTCATCGTCTGCGAGTCGCCCCAGACGGCTCCCACGAACATCGGCACCGACCTCAAGAACCGCTACCGCTACACGCTGAACTTCGCCCTACACGTCAGGGCACTCACCACACATCGAGACTAGGAGCGCATCATGCCCGGCACGCCCGACAAGGTTCTGAGCAGAGATTTCACCATCGACGTCAACACCGGCACGGTGCTCGTGCCCGTCTGGACGCCCATCGGCGGCCTCGACGAAGACGGCATCTCGTTCAGCACGTCCAGCCGCGAAGTCGACTTCATGGACGCCGACGACGGCGGCCTCGCCAAGCCGGTCGTCATCGGCCACGGCTACACCTGCGCGCTCAAGGGTGCCCGCATGGAGTCCAGCGTCGACGGCACCCGCGACGCCGGACAGGCGGCCGTGGAGGCCGTGCAGGACATTACCGGCCTCGCCGGGATGCTGATGTACCAGATCACCAGCCCGGCCGCCGCGACTGCCGAGGTCCTGACCTTCTCGGCTACGTCAAACGTCAACGCATTCGCCGGCGGCGAGAAGACCGCGTGGACGGCTGAGCTGAAGGTCTTCGGCGCTGTCACCAGGACCGAAGACGGCTCGTAATGGCGAGCGGCAAGTACGTCGACGCCGAGCAGGCGCTGGCCGAACTTGACCAGAGCCCGGTCGTGCTCAAGAACTTCCAGGGGCAGGACTGGGAACTGTTCTCAGCGATGCCCGCGAAGCCTATTTTCATGCTCCTGCAGCGTCGGGCAAGTGGCCACGACCAGGACGAGATGACCGGCGCCGAGTCGCTCAAGATGATGAGCGAAATCGTACCGCCCGAGACGTTTGACGCCTGGCTCGATGGTGGCCTGACAATCGACCAGGTCGCGATCCTCATGCAGGCCATTTCAGCGGCCTACAACGGCGCCAGCGCGAGCGAAGAGGGGGAAGTGGTGAGCCCCAAGCCCCCGAAGAAGGGGCCTACGCCTTCCTCGAAAACTGGGTCGCGGTAGAAGCGGACTTCGCCCGCGAATACAGATTGGACCTACTTCATGAACTGGACGCCGGCATGACTTGGCGACGCTTCCAGGTGCTTCTCGCCGGGCTCTCCTCCGAGTCGGTATACGCCGGCGTGATGCGAGCTCCGGCGGGGCCGAAGCTACTCACCGCAGCCGACGCGCCCAGCTTCTTCGCGTCCTTCCCGAAAGCGAGTAAACGATGAGCATGACCGTTGCCGATTTGGTCGCCACGCTGGGCATCGACGACCGGCAGTTCAATCGCGGCATGGACCAGGTCCACAGCAAGTTCGGCAAAACCGGCGAAATGCTCGGCACCGCGTTCAAGAGGGGCGCGGTTGTCGCCGGGGCAGCCGTCGCCGGCCTTGTCGGCACGACCCTCGTCAAGGGCTTCCAGCGTCTCAGTTCGATTGAGAACGCTACCGCGAAGCTCGAAGGCCTGGGGCACAGCGCCGCCGAGGTCCAGCTCATCATGGACAACGCCCTGGCGTCAGTGAAGGGCACGGCGTTCGGCCTCGACGAAGCTGCGACCATCGCTGCGACCACTGTCGCCGCTGGTGTCAAACCGGGGCAGCAACTGGAGGCGACTCTGCGGCTGGTTGCCGACGCCGCGACTATCAGTGGTGGATCACTCGCCGAGATGGGCGCGATTTTCAACAAGGTCGCCGCGTCCAACAAGATTCAGGGCGACGTGATCGCCCAACTCAACGACACGGGGATCCCCGTTGTCCAGTTCCTTGGGAAAGAGCTGGGGAAGACATCGGCACAGGTCATAGAGCTGGCCTCGGCGGGGAAGATCCACTTCCCCGAGTTCGCCAGAGCAATGGAGAAGGGGCTCGGCGGCGCCGCGCTCGCGTCCGGCGGCACCACTCTCGGCTCGTGGAAGAACATGATAGCCGCGCTGTCCCGCCTCGGCGCCAGCGCCCTTTCGGGCATCTTCCCCAGCTTCAAGGTCGCATTCGCCAAGGTAGGAACCTACCTCGACGGGCTAGGGCAGAAGTACGGGGATATGTTCAAGAGGTGGGGCGAGAAGGTGTCCGCCGGATTCAAGGAGGGCGGATTCACTGGCATGTTCAAGGCGATGCTGCCCGCGGGCGTGGGCGACACCCTCATCAACACGTTCAACGTCATAAAGGACACCACAGTAGCCATCGTCAAGGTGATTGGCACCATCTCCAAGGTGTTCACCAGTCTGCCCGGCGCGCTGCAGAAGTTCGCTATTACGGCGGGCGTTCTGGCGCTGGCGCTCAACAAGTTCGGCCTCCTCGGTAGCACCAAGGGCCTGCTCGGTGGCCTTCTGGGCAAGGGCGGCGGCGCAGCCACAGAGGTACCGCTCACGACCGCCGTCGGGCTCAATACGGCGGCCACTGAGGCGAACACGCTGGCGCTGATGGGAAAGGGCGGGCTGCCGGGCGGCGGCGGAAAAGGTGTTCCTGCACCGCTTGGCGCTCCCGGTGGCGCAGCCAAGGTCGGGTGGCTCTCGAAGCTCCTAGGAGGGTTCTCCTTGACGCAGTTTCTCGGCATGGCTGCCTTCAGCGCGGGCGGTGCCGGGGTCGAGGAGCAGATGCTACCTCCCGAAATGGTAGCCGAGATGATGGCCAAGTACGGGGACGCTGGCCAGAAGGCCGCTGCTGCCTTTGCTGCGGGCCTCGCTGCCGGCATCAATCCCGCGAGCATGAGTCAGCACGGCGGCTTCTGGGCGGGCTTCGACCCTGCCATCCTGAAGGCGCGCGAGAAGCTTGCCATATTGCGGCAGGAGCTCGAGAAGAAGCAGAAGCTCGGCGCTCCCGATACCGCCGAGTGGGCGGCGAAAGTCAAGCGCGCGGAGAATCGCCTTGCGGACCTGCGCGCCAACGCCGGGAGGCCAGTGCGCGCCGGCCACTTCAACGTCAACGGCTGGATGGGGCCGATAAACGCCGCGATGCAGCGGCTCCTAGAGTTCCGCGACATGGCCTCGGCCGGCATCACGCCCGGCAGCATGAGCCAGCACAAGAGTTCGACGAGGGCGAACATCGCCCCCGTTCCCGATTGGCACCCCCCCGGCAGAGCGGACGGCGGATACGCCCCGGCACGCCCCGGCGGCACCGCCTACACCCTCGGCGAGGGCGGCGAGGGTGAGTACATCATCCCCGAGTCGAAGATGGGAAAGCGCGGCGGCGACATCGTTATCAACGTCGCCAACGTGAACGGCACCGACCGCCGCGCCGCCGAGAAGTTCGCCGACATGGTGGGCGGCATCCTCATGCAGCAAGTGAGGTTCGCATGAGCTTTGCCACCCTCGGAGCCTTCCCGTTCCACGCTACCGGCGTCGAGATAGGAGCCCGTCCACGCACCATCGGCGTCGCCTGCAACGCGCTCTCACCTGAGCCCGTGCAGACCGTCGACTTCGTTTCCGGCTACATGCCCGTGCGCATCAGCGGCTACATGGTCGGCCTCGACACGCAAGGCGAGACGGCGGCCGAACACCTCGTGCGCCTGCGCGCGAACCTCAAGACCGAGGTCGGCAAGGACTCGAACACGCTCACCATCGTCTGGCGCGGCCTCGAATCCACGCCCGAGACGTATCGGGTCTTCAAGAACGAAGACTATGCGCTCGTCATCATGGACTCACAGATGCACGCGCAAGACACGCACCGCGTCGACTTCACCCTCACTCTCAACTGCCTGCCCTAAGGAGCCCCCATGCCTTGCGCCGAATCCATGGCCAATCAGATCGCCGTCGCAGAGATGGGCGGCACGCCGTTCCAGGGGCCGGCCACGATCTATCTGCGACTCTGCTCTGACATACCGACGAAGTCCGTCGCCGGGACGCCGGTCGTCTACACCGGGTACGCCCCCGTCGCCTGGACGGCGGCGAACTGGGCCAGCGACGGCATCGGCAACCTCGTGAATGACGACATCGTTGTGACCTTCCCGACGCCGACCGGCGGCGACGACTGGGCCTGGTCCGTCGAGGCCTGGACCGCCCTCAGCGGCGGGACGCGCCGCTGGTATGAGCCGCTGGCCGAGCCGATCCACATAACCGCCGACCTGCCTGCCGTGGAGTTCCCGCTGGGGACGCTGCACTTCGGGGTGGTGTGACGTGGCGTCTCCGCTCACCATCCAGCCGGACGCGGCGGCGGGTAAGGACGCGCAGATATACAGCGGCGCGGCGACTACCAACTACGGGACGAACGTAGCCTGCGGCTCGGGCGACTTCGGGAGCGGAGCCGCTGTATTAGCTCATGGACTCTTCGCCTTCGACGTATCGGGCATACCCGCTGGAGCCATCGTCACGTCGGTAACGCTATCGCTGTGGGAGACGACCGCCGCCAGCTCGGGAGGCGCCCCCGCGTCGTGGGCGCAAGAACTGCACAGACTTCTGCGCGACTGGGTCGAGGCTGAAGCGACGTGGAACGTCTACTCGACCGGCAATAACTGGAGCACGGCGGGCGCCACAAACGCCGCAGACCGCGCGGCGGCCGTATCCGCGTCTCTGACGATGGACGGGACCGCCGCCGGGGCCTTCGTGGACTGGTCTGGCGCGGGCCTCGTGGCCGACGTGCAGGCATGGGTCGACGGTATGGCCACAAACTACGGCTGGCTTCTTTATTCACCGACCCTGGACGCCATTGGCGCCACCCCGGTCGCGTACAACTCCTTCTGTACGTCCGACTACACCACGGACGCGGCCCAGCGGCCCAAGCTCGTCATCGAGTACCACGCACGCGCGCTTATGACCGACCACTACTCCCGCATGAGAAGGGGCTGAAATGACGCAATGGCTGAAGCAGAGCACGGCTACTGATAGGAAGATTGGCCCCTTCATCGACGACACCGATGGCAAGACCGCCGAGACGGGTCTGACCACGGCCTACACCCTCATCTATCTCAGCAAGAACGGCGGCGCGCTCACGGCCAAGAACGAGACCACGGCCATCGCCCACGACGCGCTGGGCTACTACCTAATCAAGCTCAACGCCACCGATACGAACACGCTGGGCTCGCTCAAGGTCGCTACTCACGTCGCCGGTCACCTGCCTGTGTGGCAGGATTTCATGGTCGTTCCGGCCAACGTGTGGGACAGCTTCTTCGGAGCATCCCTGCTCATCGTCGACGCCGCGGCGGTCAAGACTGACTCCGTTCTCCTTGTCAAAGGACGCTTCAACAGGGTCGACACGAACCCGATCACCGGCGCTGAAACGGTCTTCGACGACAACAGCACGACCCCGCTCAAGTCCGGCCCCATCTATGAGGACATCGCCGGAACCATGCCCTTCGACGGCACGGGCGCGAATCGCCGGGACCGGATGACGTAAGTGGGATCGATAGTCCTCAGAGGGCTCGGCGATACCAGCGACACGCTCGTCCTCGGCGGGCTGGGCGAAGGCGAAAGCGCGCCCGTCACTCCTGCCGCCGCGCTCGAAGTACACGTCACCGTCAGCGTCGCCGACCCCTACCCGCTGCCGCGACTCAGCTACGTTGTCCCGGCGGCCGCACTCGAAGCACACGTCACGGTCCGCGTCGCCACGAAGAAGCCGCGCCTCTGCTACGTCGGCGCGCCCGCATTGCCCTCCACCGACGACCTCGGCTGGACGGCCCCCGACGTTACCGCCCCGGCGCTGCAGGGCCTCACGGTGACCCTTGGCGGCCACAACGTGCAGCGCGCCCTCATCGAAGACCTCGGCATCGAACTCTCCGACTGCGGCGGGCCTATCAGCGCGACGATGACGCTGGCGCGGGACGTGCGCCTCGCCGCCACGCCGATGCTGTCGCAGCTCGTGGTCACCTACAAAGGACAGCGCCTCTTCAAGGGTCGCCTCGAAGCGCGCGGCCTCGACCTCGGCAGCGATATGGCGAACGCGCTCACCTTCACCGGGCCGATCAAGCAGCTTGGCGACCACCGCGCTTACCGCCGCGTCTTCGTCGACTCCGACCTCGACAACTGGCGCTGCGACCAAGGCCCGAACACGGCGGCGAACGTCTTTGAGGTGACGGCCAGTGAGTGAGATTCGCATCGGGATTACAGGGATGAGTGCGGCGGGGGAAGTGGATGATCCCTACGCGGGCGTGAACCTCGCTGCCGCAGAGAACCCGAACTTCGTCGACGAGATGAACCACTGGAGCCGTAACCCGTACTACGCTGGGGAGATATCGGCGGTTGACACGCTGCCGATGGAATTCACGCCGGACCCCACGATCACGACGGGCTGCCAGGTCGCTATCTCCTCCAACGGCGGCTGGGACCGCATTCTTCAGGATAAGGTCGCGATACCCGAGGACATGAGGGCATCCCTGCCCTGCGACTTCACGGCCAGTTACTGGAGCCTGCAAGTCGGCGGCGTTGAGGCTCCTTATACGGACTTCTCGCCGATGATCTTTTGGTACGACGCAGCCGGGACTTTCATTTCTTACGTCTACCCACCGCTGTCGCAGAGTCCTGATGTACACGCATGGCAGCAGGATTCCCTCACACAGACGATTCCCGTCACCGCCTACTTTCTCGCGCTGGCTATCAGATATCAGGTGCAGAACGCTTTCGACATGTACTACACGGCCACCAAGCTGGAGCGCGTCAGCCCCGCCCCGCCAGCCCGCAACTTGGAGGCATTCTCCGTCTCCCGCGACAGCGCCGGCATCCTCCTCGCCGTGCGCGACAACGCTGCGCCGCAGTTCGCGGTGAGCAGGGACGCTGACGGGATTACCCTAGGGGCGTGGCGATGACCGTCCCCACCGCCACCCCCAAGGCATCCGCCAGGGTCTATTACCCGCTGTTTGATGGCATCGACCCCGAGGGGCAGAACCAGCGCATTCGCGCGCTCGACATGGCGCTGGAGATTGGCGGCGAGAAGGCCGACATCAGCACGAACTACCAGGTATCCGTCTACGGCCGCCGGCAGATAGACACGCCGAACCTCATCACCATCTTCCGCAAGGTCGTCGAGCGCGCGGCGGGAGTCCCGTGGGTGACGGTGAACGTGCGCCGCCAGATCGACCACGCCTCCGTCCACTGCATCGTGCTCAAGCTGGAGGCGATACTGGCGGACTTCACGCCGCCGGCCGACCCCACGGCGACCTACACCTATGACGACCAGGCTCCGACCGCTGACCCGCCGCCGTGGGGCGTGCGCATCAAGGACGGTGGAAGCGCCGTCTACGCCTCCGACCTCGTGCGGGACGTGACCGTGCGGCACGTCATTGAAGACATCGTGAGCCCGTACTTCACCGTGACCGGCGCGAACTCAGGCACGGTGCTCGACCAACTCGCATTCTCTGACATCCCGAAAAGCAAGGCCGAGGCGCTCGACGACGTGAACGCCATGATGGGCTACGTCTACTCCTGTTGGGAAGACGGTGAGCTGCACCTCGACCTGCCGGACACCGGCGCTCAGCGCGTTGCCGACGTGACCGATCCGCGCATCTCATTCTCGTTCGCCGAGAACATCGACGACACTTACTCCGCCGTCAGGGTTCTCTACGCGAACAAGTACGGCCGGGCCCGCGACGTGATTGTGCACCGCGATTCACGGTCGCTCGGGACGCTCGTCAAGGCCGACACTATCGACGCGCCCGACTCGGTGAAGAGTGAGAAGGCGGCTATCAAGGTCGGCAATCGCTACCTGCGCGACCACAACCCCAAGTCCGTCTCGGGCAGCCTGCACGTCGAGGGCGAGTCGACCTCGTTCGGCGACGCGCTGCTGGTACGGCCCGGCGAGCGCGTGACCATCGCCGGGGCCGGGGGCGTGCGCCACGACCTGCCGGTGACGGGCGTCACGCTGCATCCGCTGACGCACGAGGCCGACGTGCAGTTCGACGTGGCGCCGGCGAAGTTCGCGCGCTGGCTGGCCATGGTGGGGGCCGGCGGCCATGCGAGGAAACGATGAAGGGCAAGCGATGACGGAGACCTACCTCCCTTTTGTATCCATCCTCGTGGCCGTCCTAGGGCTGATCGCCACGTACTTCGGCTTCGTGGTCAAGATCAAGGGGGACATCGCGGCCCTCCAGGCGACGGTCGCCAGCCGCGAGAAGGCCATCGACTGTCTGCCGCAGATACATGCCGATTTGGCGAAGCTGAACGCCGCCGACGACGTGTTCTGGAAAGTCCTCGGACCGCACCTGGGAGGAATCATTCATAGCCCCATACATAAACGCAGAGACCAGCTCATGGACGAGTGGCTGGACATGAAGGGGGCCGTCCCCGAGGCGGACCTGCGTGAGCTGCGCGGGGAACTGGAACAGATGCTAGCCGAGGCGGACGAGGGCAATGCCAAGGGCCTGCGTATAGCGGGCGCGCTGCTCCTGGGCCGGGTTGAAGCGCAGATCGAAGCTCTCGAAAAAGCCCCGTTCCAGAGCAAAGGAGCATAGGTGGAACCACTAACCCTGAACGTCATCATCATCATTGTCGCCCTCGTGTCGTGCTGGTACCAGGTGCGGATGTACCGGATCGTGCGTTCCCCCGCGTTCACGCTCATGGCCGCAGCCATGCTGTACCTCACGGCGTATCGGGTAGCCGTACCGATCTGGCCGTGTCTTACGGGCTACGGGGTCATGCTGCCGTTCTACGCGCTCATTCTCGCGCACACCGTCTACCTCTACCAGATGCTCTATCGGTACTTGGTCAAGAGGAAGTGACGCCGGGCTCGCCGCGCTGGTCTGACCCGAGCTCGGCGCGGTGTAGGCGAGTAGACGCGCGCGGGTACCACACCTCTCCGGCCGCTGCAACTGTTGGCCACAACTGCTTGTAGTACACCCGCTTGCCTCGCCTCAGACTGGTATCAACCGAACAGGAGTGCGCATGGCATTGAAGCTTCACATCCTCCACCCGAACTACAAGTGGAACGGTGCCCCGGTCGCGCGGCGTGGCGGTCCTCCGGGCATCGTCTGGCATCACACTGTTGGGTTCGGCTCCCCGGAGTTCATCCACAAGATTCACCTCAATATCGGGGATCGCGGCATCGCGTATCACTTCTACATCCGTCGCGACGGCAAGGTCTACGCCGGTCGCCCGGAGAACACCATGGGCGCTCACTGCCTCGGTCACAACGACTGCATCGGCGTCGCACTTGAGGGCAACTACGAGGCCCACGACGACATGCCCGACGCGCAGCTCAAGGCCGCGCAGGCACTCGCCCACTACCTGCACGTTGAGTACGGACGGCCCGACTGGCAGCACAAGAACATGAGTGGAAACTCGACGGCCTGTCCAGGTCGTCACTTCAACTTCGACAAGATCACGGAGATCACGGTAAAGCCGGATCGCACCAAGTTGACCGACCGAAACGTCACCGTGCCCCGGCAGAAGAAGCCGCGCCGCGCCGGCTGGTGGAACTTCGGCCTCGTGCCCTACCTCGCCAAGGTGCGCAAGCAGGGCGACGGCGACCGCGCGCAGGCCGGGAACCGTGACCCGCTCATCATCCCTGTGCCGGAAACGCGACCGGCGTGGTGGCGCAAGGTGATGCTGTGGAAGAAGGCGAACAGGTGAACCCTGTCGCCGAATGCGATGCGTGTTCCAAGCGCGGCCCCGTGCAGTCCCGCTACGAACGGTTCGGCACCGACACCGGCACATGGCACTCCTATCAATTCTGCTCAGGCAAGTGCTGCGCTCGCTGGCTGGTGGCGCGCAACGGCATGCCCAATCCCGGCATCGCCACCTCGCTCAGTCAAGCACCCGGACAGGAGCGTGGGTAGTGCGACTCGTGACTGTGCGCCGCCAGTTTGAGGAGGGAGACTGCTTCCCTCTGTACCTCTGGAGCGACTGGCACAAGGGCAACGCCAACTGCGCGAAGCACATCCTGACGCGCGACCGTGACGAGATCGCCGCCGAGCCCAACGCCATGTACGCGACCCTAGGCGACCTGTACGACTGCATCGCGTTTGACGACAAGCGGTATGACCCGGCGCACGTCGATTGGGAGTTCATCGAGCCGCAGGACATGGGCCGCCTGTCTGACGTGGTGGTCGCCGACCGCGTAGCCTTCGAGTCTCCCGTTATCGACAAATGCCTAGTCTCGCTGTGGGGCAACCACGACGGCAAGTTTTCCAGCTACCACCACACCGATATCAACCTGCGAGCTCTGGAGCGCATGGACCGGGCCGACGCTGCCGCCAGAGGCGCGGCGCTGGTACGGATCGTGTTCACGGACGCGCACAAACATGCCTGTCAGGTTGTGCTCAACCTGCACCACGGAAGGCGCATCGCCAAGTACAAGTCCACCCTGCTCAACAACCTACTCATCAAGCTGCGGCACTGGAACGACGTTGACATTCTCGCGCGCGGCCACTGCCACTTCACGGGAGCTGCGTCTGAGGCGCGCGTCGGCTTCGACCGCAACTTCCGCGACCTGCGTGACAAGAAGGTCTACGCGGCGCTCACGGGCGGCTACCTCAAGACGTATCTAGAGGACGGCTCCTGCTACGCCGAGGACTTCGACCTCGACCCGATCGACATCGGGATGCAGCGGTTCCTGGTGTATCCGAGCAGGTACGGCGCGACTGTCAAGGCGGTGACGGAGTGATTCCACCCACCCTCACTATCGACGGCAAGACCTTCCGGGTCGAACTCCGCGACGACCGGGACGGTGAGACTACCTCCTACGGCACTTGCCGCGTGGGCACGCAGCACATCTGGGTAAGCAGCAATATCTGCCCCGAGCAACAGGCGGCGACCCTTCTGCACGAGGTCATCGAGGCTATCAATACCGAGCACGAGTTGAACCTCGATCACTCTGCCATCTGCACGCTGGAGACGGCGCTGTATCAGGTGCTGGTGTCGAACCCCGCATGGTGGAAGGTGCCCGCGTGACCTACCGGGACCGCATCGAAGCCGAGACCGCAACCGGGCACCCGGCTTGGCCCTGTCCGCATTGTGGCTACGACGCATGGTGTGTCGAGCGGCCGTGGCGGAAGTCGAAGAGTGTCATCCCGCTCATC